TTCCAAACCAGCTCTGGCAGCTGGCGAAGAACCATAATTGCGGATCGTCTTACGACGAGGCCGGTACACGCTATGCGAACTGTTGCCCCACGTCCCTCCAGGATTATCAACCTGAAGTCAACATGCAGGGACAGCTCGGGCGAGGAGGGGTTTTCAGCCCTTCACCACTGACGTGACCGGTCTGCTCAAACGAACAGGCCCGCAACCACAGCTCTCCGCCAGCCAGGGCGGAACACAACAACCTTTTGAGTTGCTGCAAAGTTCCCTGTCGCCAGACCGCGGCAGTCAACCTAGTAGCCTAGGCCGCTACGAAGCGGTGCCTCTTCCATCTTCAACCACACCTTCGGTACAGGCCGACCGGCACGATACTCAAAGATCGACCGGAGCGGCTGCCGAAAGGCGCGGGCAACGAGCTTAAACTCGCTGATCCCTGTGGGTCCCCGGTCGAAACCGGAGAGACGGAAACCACCAACACGTGCACGCCTAAGGGGATCACCCAACCCTATCTCACGACAAGAAGCCGTAAGATAAGGAAGACATGATCCTAACTTAAAACGTCCACGGCGGCAGCGCCGCCACCACAGGAACGAAGAACCGTACCCCGAAGAGACGGTCTTCCTCCACACCTCTCGTGCAAGGCGCTTCGTGGGGACAGGATCCCCATTCCACGCCCTCTCCAGAAGGAGCCCAGAAAACTCCTCCTGAAGAGCCGCTCCGGCCGATCTCGCCGATCGCGTCGGAGCCGGTACACGAACCCACCCCTCCGGGACACCAGTCCCGAGGCGCACCTCGTCCGCGGGCAAACCAAGAGGGGGAGTACTGGTCAAAAACCAGGCCTCCCTCTCCGCCCACCCTAGACGAACGAGGGTCTCGGGACTGATTGGCGCGCGCAGGTCGCGCAGCCAACTCCTACCACAGGCAGCGAACTGCCTGCCCCGCCGACGGAGATATACCATCTCCAGTCTGATCCGACACTCTCCCCGGAAACCACGTACAAAAGTACGCAAACCCGGGCCGAGAGAGTGAGGAACGTAGTCCGAATCCAGAGTTGCCAAACTCTGGAACCGAGCTACAGGCACCAGCTTTGGCCCCAACTTCCGAGAACGGAAGAAGGTTGAATTGAGGGAGAAGATACTAGCCGAAACTAGTGTCTTCCCCCGACAAAGCTGAAGCCCCAGACTGGAGACCGTGTCCATCCAACGGCGGACAACATCCATACGGGCGCGAAAAACTATATCGTCCCCGTTAATGCGCACCAGATCATCGGAAACCTCCGATCTGGAAACGCAATAACGAAAGGCGACATAGTTTTGAAGACAGAGGAGAGGGAAACTCAAGAGGTTCCCCATCAACTGCCCTCTAACCTGTCGAAAACGACAAGCACCGCCCCCGGAGAGAGGGTACTCAACGTCCGCACGAAGCGAACGTCGCGCCAAATCGAATACACGATCTGGAACGAAGAGTGCCCTCTCTCGGAGGACGTCGAGGATAACCTCGGCGACCTCCAATGGAAGATTGTCCGTCGCGGACTGGTAATCTCCGCTGACGAAAACCTCCCCCTGCTCACGAACAAAGTGAGAAAACTTGGCTTGCTTGGCTTCACCACGAAGAAGCCAAG